GCGGCGGTTGTCCAGAACAGTCTTCGTCAGCTGGGTAAGCTGGGTGACAGTCTTGGCGATCTGGTTCTCAATCTGGAAGGCGGTCTTCAGATCGTCCAAGCAGATGCAAGGGGTCTGATAGCTTTTCGTCTGGAGGTTCCAAGTACGGATGGTCTGACCAAAGGACAGATCATTAGGAGCAGGAACGCAACCATTTGAAGAAGTGCCGTTGGAAGTTCCAACATCAGTCCAGCTGTTTTCAAACGAGCCAGAGAGGACACGCTCAACTGTGATTTCGGAAAGTGTTACGCCCATTCCCTGTGGGAATTTGCCAACACGGACTAGACGACCCCAAGGGCCGTCAACGGAGTAACGCTCGTGAACATCAACGGAGAACCGATTGGTTTCCCGCTGGAACAGATCGTTAACTGTGGAGCAAGTAATAGCCATATAAGTTAAAGATAAATTGGTTTGGTTTTGGTTATGAATAAGCGGATGCTTACTCTGGTTTTGGAGAAGCGACACCTCCTACGCTTATTTTCTGGCGGCGAACCCAGATACGCCATAACCAAGCAACTACCTTAACTTCTACTAAATCGTCAACGGCTTTCTAATCATTTAGAAGCATTTCCTTTAGATTCTCGCAATTCTCTATGGTAATAAGCGGGGCTGTCCACCTAACAACCTTCCACCCTAACTTCGTAGCCTCCCAGTATTTCTCTGCATCTTTAAGGAATCCACCGCCCCTAGCATGGCGACCTCCCCAAGCCCCACCCTCAATCTCTATGAGAGTGTGGCTTTCGTGATGCACATAATCGGCTCTCCACTTCCTCGTTGGATGAAACCGATACTCCGTCTCCAGAATCGGCCCCTTTACGCTTGCCCAAAGCAGATCGAACTTTCTTTCGAGACTGCTTGGCACTCTTGGCTTTGGCAAAGAAGTTTTCTTGGCAGAGCCGTTGCGTGATTTCCTTTTTGGCTTTTCTGGATTGTTTTGCATGGAATATTAATACATTGATTGCGTTGGAGATTGCTAGGTCTATTGCTGGTTGAGTCCCAGCAAATGGCTTTTCCTTTGTTTCATGAGGACTTCCCTCACAGGGGACACCCGCCGCAGGATCTCCCTGCGTACCATTCGGAGATAAGCCATCGTTGAATAATACACCCAACTTATCTGGATGATATATGACAGCTAAAGGATTAACGCAAGAGACATCAACCTTATCCCTCCTCCATGCCTTGGTTGGAACCCAATCATGCTGGATAAGGCTTGTTCTGGCGAACAATGGAATAACTTGCTTTGCACTAGCAATGTCCCAAGCAAGCCGCTCGTTGTTAAACAAGGATGGTGCAAGCCTATGGAGATCCCAGTGATACACGGCAATCCCGCTCATATGGTCAACTCCGTTGGGCATGATGCCAGCAATACCTACAAAGTCTCCCATAAAAGGCTGTCCACAGGATTTGTAGGCAAGCTCAATCGAATCAAGCCACTGCGGTTGGATTGGAATGGCATCTGGCTCCATCCACAAGAACGGAGCCTTTAGGTTGTCAGCGGCATGACGAGCAATGTTCTCAAATGCCAGATTGCAGGAAACAGGCCACCCAGTCTGCGTGTGGTAGCATGGCCTAACCTCCACAGATCCAAAGCACTCACGCAATGGCTCTATCACGCCATCAGTATTGGCATTGTGTGCTGGAAGAAGGATGATCTTGTGGTTTGGGTAAGGCCCAAGTTTCTTAACATGAGCCGCCCAACGCTCCATAAGCGGCTTATCTGCTCCGTAGTAAGAGATTGCAACTATCATTTCAGTAGGACGCTTTTACATCCATGCTTAAAGCGTGTCAAGCAAAAGGACTCTGCAATTGTGCCCCTGTAAGAGTATCATAAATAGCCGTCCCTGCCCTTGAAGCATAGGGCCAGTAACTTGTTGGAAATAAAGATAAAGATGATGGAAGGGAATATGAATAGCCAGTATGTAGTCCATAATCTGAAATTCCACCATAAATATATGCAGTTTTGTTAAACACATTTAATGGTATTGAAGACCAATCTGTGGTGGTTGGCGTTGGATTTTCCACAGGGCTGTATGTTGCCCACCCAAATCCAAAATTACTTCCCGCTTCTAATTCTGGATGATAAATCTGCAAAAAATCAAAACCAAGTATTTCCGCATAAACATATGGATAATAAAGATTGTTATGTAAATTTATTTGATTAAAATCAACAACAATAGATGATTTTATCGTAACTGTAACACAAGCATATTTTCCATCCATTTGTTTTGTGCATGAGCCATTGTCAAATTGTCTTTGAAGCAATCCGTATATACCAGAACAAACAAGTTTATTTTCATTTGTTATTGTTATGGGGTTTTCATATTTATAATATCCACCAACAACTGAAGGAACAAAACTTGTTGATGCACTTGTTGTATTTAAATTGTCATCAGTAACTGAAGATGACGCTGACGAAATTGAGTATATAGTTGCATGATTCCAGTTTGGAACCCAATACCAATAAAGAAGCTCTTCGTAATTAAGCCCTATTGGGAAATTAGTGGCAACACCTACTGCATTTGAAGTAACTTCACATACAGGAAGTCTCCTTGCCGAGACAACTCTATTGCCCATAACTATTCAGCGACTGGAGTGGTTCCAATCACCATCATGTGACCAGCCGCACCATTTACGCAAACATCAAGTCTTTGTGGCCCATATCCAACAGGCAACCCATCTTTGGCAAACGGATTATTGGATTGTTTATTAACCAGCCTATTGCCAGCAATTCCAACATTCCCAATAGTCGAGAACATTGCTTTATCAAACGATGTCTTTGGTTCGTTCTTTTTCACGGATCGTATGGCGTAATAAGTGCCTGTTCAGTATGAGTGTAGGCTACCTTATTGGCACGATCATAGTAAATAAAAATGATGGAATATGGCTTAACTGCGTATGCGTTGATGTCAGTAAAGCAAAGCCAAGTATTGTATCTTTTGATAAAATCAATGCTATTTGGATCTCTGTCCAAATTGTTTGAAAGAATAACCTCATCAATCACTGCACCAGTTGCAGTGGATGGCTGTCCTCCAGCCTTTGTTGGGTACTCAAATGTTATGTCGCCAAAGTCAATAACTTGATACTTACTGGCTTTATAGGGAGCCTTTATTGTTATCATTGCTACGCCAGTATGGATGTGTAGTAAGCATCAATTGCTGAATAAACATCTGATAGAGCGGCCTGTGCCTGTGCATATGTTAGTGTCAAATCTGCGTCTCCTGCGGTATTACGCCTTGGCTCCCCAAGGTTATATTCAATCAATGCCGTTGGGTTAACCTCATTAATGCAACCAATAGCAACATACGGATAGTGTGCGTCTGTATATGTTGTTGGTGAAACAAGTGCCTTCCAAATAATTGAAGCAGAAACAAAGGAAGATGGCTTAAATGTTGCTCCTGTGTTTGTGTCTTCCTCGTAAACATATACAAGGTTGTTTCCAGTTGTGAAGTCGTAGGGCATATATTTATAGGTTTATACTGGTTCTTTTACATATTCAAGTCTTTTGATAAAGATATTACCCTGCCATCTTTCGCAGTCTCCACCAATAAGAATTTCATCACCTACATTATAAGTTGTTGGGTTGCTTGCCTGTCCTCCTGCAATCTGAAGTGCAATTCCATTAGTGCTGATAGAAGCAGTGGACAAATTAACAGGGGCTGGTGGGTGAATAGTTCCGTCTGGGATATTGAAGAATTGAATTGCCCAAGGGCGAGTTGTAACGCTGAAAAACTGCTCGTTTGACAAATCCTGCTCTCCAACATGGTAAGTAATCACGCTTCTTGCGGCTACTGTCATACTTACTGGATAGCGGTTGTCAAAGAATGACAAGCTGGCAGTAATGCCATCGTCAGTGTGTTTTGCTTTCCAAGTATAGATGATGCCGGGGAATGTGTGCTGTATACTCCTGTATTCCACCCTGCTTGGAGGAAGGACTGGGTTTCCATAGCCATCTAATGGCAAGCTCTTGATCGTTCTTTTAATCCAAGGGAACCCAACATCCACATCAGCCACATCTAAAATTGCACCAGTAATGGATGGAGCAGTAAGATCAGACCGCAGTATCATGGAGGTGGTATTTTTTATTACAGCCGTATCATGGCTTATCTCGTAAGTAATAACATCTGGCGGGGTTGAGTCCATTACCACCCTCTGCCTTTGTGATTTTGCAGAATCAATAGGATCTATTTCATCAGATACAAGAAGACCAGTAAGGTCAACTGCTTGACTTGGGGAAACAATGCTTTTTGTTATTGTTTCTGTTGTGCCGTATTTATTGACTGATTTCCCTCCAAGTGATGTTGGGCCATTAGAGGAAGTAGTAGTTTTCTTACTTTTTGATGAATCAATTGGACTTACTTCAGAAAAAATAACAGAAGAAGAAACTGCATCTGGGGATGTTCCGTATGCGACTATTGACTCTTCAATTGTGGTATTTCCAAGTAATCCAGATTTTGTTGATGCACCACCAAGAAGCGTTGGCCCATTTGTTGATATAGTTGTTTTCTTGCTCTTTGAAGAATCAATTGCAGTTACTTCTGATGAAAGGATAGTAGAGGAAATTTCATCTGGAGATGTTCCGTATGCTACTATTGATTCTTGAATTGTAGTATTTCCAAGCAACCCAGATTTTTTAGAAGCACCACCAAGCAATGTTGGGCCAGTGCTTGTTGCGGTAGTTTTCTTACTCTTGGCTGAATCAATTGCAGTTATTTCAGAATAAACAACAGAAATATCCAGCGGGTCTGGATTTGTTCCTGCGGCTACAATTTGCTCAACAACATTTACCTCGCCAAGCAATCCACTCTTCTTTGATGGATTAGACAACAATACTGGCCCAGAAGAAACAATAGTTGTTTTTTTTGATTTTGTTAAATCAATTGGAACAACAGATGACTCTAAAACAGTTTGAGACAAATCATCTGGATCGTCACCATAATCAACTATTCTTTCTATTGTTGACACTTCTCCAAGCAATCCGCTTTTCTTTGAGCCTCCAGAAAGTGAATTTGGCCCAGAAGATGAAATGGTTGTTTTTTTTGATTTATAAGAATCAATAGGAGTTACTTGCGATGAAAGAACTGTTTGTGAAAGAGGATCTGGCGAAGCTCCGTAATCAACAATTGATTCAGATGAAAATTTTATTCCTTGCAACCCAGATGATACTTCGCTCCCACCAAGAAGAGTTGGGCCAGTTGATCTGATTGTAACTTTCTTGCTCTTTGTAGCTGAAATTGCTTCAACTGAAGACGAAAGAATTGTTTTACTTAATTGATCTGGGTTTGTTGATGGGCCAACAATAACATCAGTTGCATATGTTGAACCAAGCAATCCAGACTTTTCTTCTTTTGATGTAAGTGTTGCGTAGTTTGAAACAGTGCCAAATTTTAAACTACTTTTAACTGAATCAACAGGGTCAACGCTTGTTTGGGTTACATAAAGCCCATCTGCATTGGATGGAGTTCCAGACTCAACAACTTGCGTTGTCGTAGTCTGTAAATCTCCCCTTGCAGTAAGGCTTGTGCCAGTAAGCACTGGGCCGGGTATAGTCTCATACACCCTCTGAACAACCACATATCGTGAGCGTAATGGGTTATCCTCTCCAAGCTCTGCCATTTGCTGGCTTGCAATAACCGCATTGCCACCAAATACAGGGTCAATGTTTCCAAGCTCAATTGTTGCATATTGCGAGCGAGGAACAATGTATTGGCGTGTATAGATTGGGAACGCAGGGTTTTCAGAGCTATAGCTCACCCCATAGTTCCAAGGATCTTGAGACGCTAAAGAGCGATCATTTGCCCAATAGCGATAGACAAACTCGCCATCAGCCGTAGGACGCTCATGGACAAGATACAAGGTTTCGGGCCATTTCTTGGCATCCCTTCCTTTGTAGATAACAGGATCAATGTCAGTAATGGCTGGCTTCTGTGGCGTATAGCTTCCTTTTTCGGAGCTAACCCTCTCCACTAATACGATATGCCCATTCCTGTCGGCAAACGATGGGATGATTGGCGTTGGGTATTGAGGCACCCCAATCTCTAAAGCGGGGTGTGGAAACGCTGGATTTTTTGCTGTTGCCATATCAGTTAGGACTTATATGGCGTTTATTTGCCTTTTGCAACAGGGATAAGGCCCCTTTGAGAGAGGATTTCGTATGCTTTAGATCCTTTTTTTGTAACAGAAAGCATTTCATCTCTTAATGACAGCTTCCTTTTGTTAAAAACAGATTTTGATCTTTGGATTTTTCCAGCAACCTCTTCAACAATTGAGTCTTGCTCCTCTGGAGATGCAACCCTATACACTTCAAGTGCATCTTGCGGTGTTTTAAGCTTTTTAACACGCTGAACAAGAAGGTCTGGCTCTTTAATTTTTCCAGAAAGCGTTGTTTGATCTGCTGGCACAAGAATTTGATCTTGAATGCCTTTATTGAAGATTTGTATGGCCTTTTGCTTATCTCCTTCTTTAACGGCTTTCAATATTTCTTTTCTTACGGCGTATCGAAGATCCTGTTGAGGCGTGTATGGGAGTTTAATCCCAAGCTGGGCAGATAGCTTTAACGCAGGAGAAACAGTAGCCTTGTATCCAACCGAGCTTGCAACAACCTCTGCGGCTGTTTCAACTGGTTTTGCAAACGGCTTTAACCACTTTGGATATTCAATATCTGATTTTGTTTCTTCTGATGGTGCTGGAATACCCTCTGGCATATCCTTTGTTTTAATCATTGATTCTGCCTTTTCAATCAATGCACCTCCACCCATTGAATACAATAATGGCTGTTGTTGTTTGAGTCCAACCCTCAAGTTTTCAAGATATTGCTCGTATCCTCCAATCTGCCTCGCAGAATAAACTCCTTGGAATCCAGTTCTTAAATCAAACCTTTCTCCCTTTAATGTTTGCCAAGCAAGACTCACTCCCGGCCCAATAAATGGATGAAGAGATGTGGTGGTGAAGTCATTCTTCATGTTGTTTTGAATCTCTTCAATAGATGCACCATTCTTCACTCCTTCAAATGCGGCATTAAGACCAAGTAGCCTCATGCCCCTTCGTATTCCAGTAAGTGCAAATAGATCCAAAATCCTACGCTTTCCTTCCTTTGTATCTGCATTAGGGCCAAAATCAATTGCACCAACTGGAGTTCCATATCTGCCACCCATATTGCCAGTTGTTACCATGTTTATTAACGCAGGAATGGTTGCCGCTAAAACAAGTCCAGATGCTTGCATCACCCTTGCTTCAAATGCGGCTTTATCTGAAGGTGATTTAAATCCGGGGTCTGCCATTACAAGCCTTCTTGCAATTCGGTTCATTGACCTACCAGCAACAATAAATGGAGAGAACCCAGCATCACGAAGTGTTGATTGCCATCTTGACATTAACTTTCTATTGTATTCGCCAATCTGGGATACAAAATCAATTTTCCCCTCTGGCGTGTCAACTGCAAGACCCTTTTTTACAAGAGCATCATAGTTCCTGCTCATTATTACACGAGCGGCTGTATCAACATTGTGCAATAAATTATGGGCACTTACATATCTTACAATCCCCTTTTGCTCATATTTAGAGCGAAGCCCAGCAGTCATTGCTAGATCGGCAATTTCCTGCCTAATTTCTGGTGTATCTAATTCAATTTCTTTATACACATTATAAATCTTTTTTATTGTATTTGCAGAGCTAATAAATGGGATTTTTTTAGCAATCTGCTTTAATGCAGGATCTCCAGAAAGAGCATTGTTAACTGCACCATGTAAGTTTTTAAGGTGGGCAACTGCATCTGCAATTCCAAGAACTTGAAGTTGAGTTACCCAAGAAAACATTTTAAGTGCCTTAACCCTTCCGTTTACATCAAGCAACTGCATTAATTCATCATGGATTTTTGGGTCAACCCACATATCCCTTTCAATAATTGATGTTTTTCCAGTTGTTGGATCTTTTACTGGCATCTTTGCTGGGAACCTTCTGCCTTCTTCTCCATTAAACATTGGTGCGTTTCCTCCGGGTGACTTAATAACAGCCGCACCATTTTTAATTAAAGAATTATACAAATCAATTTTTGCCGCATCATTAATCCTTGGTGCAAATGTGTTCTTTAATATATTAAAGGCATCAGTTGAAAACTCTGAATTATATTGCTGGGATTTATCAAGCTTTAGACGCTTAACATCTGGATTGCGATAGTTAACAACTTGCATTGATGGGAGCTTGCCGTCTTTCTCGGTGTCTTCATTAAAGTCTTTAATCCTTAATTCTTGATCTTTAGACAATAAATTAATTCTGGCACCAAATACTGAACCAGCATTTTCCAGAGGTATAACATTTTCATCCCCCCATTTTGAATGAAGCTCGTCTTGTGCTGGATGGACTATTTCTTTCCATCGTTTAATGTTTTCTTCAATAACTGTTCCCTTTGCCGACTCAACATCTTCTTTAAATTTTGCAATATCGTGGGTATTCCAAAGTGCATCTCTACTATCACGCAAGTCATCTGCTTTTTCTTGGAGTTCCTTAATTCTTCCAGCCGCACCCCTTGGTGCAGTTCCAGCATCATACTCGTCCATTAGGTTTAAAAGCTCTTCATTTACTTTATTAAGCTCTTCTTTTGTTGCATTATATCCGCCTAGAATGTCATCTTTTGCAAGGATCTCCATTGTTTTAGACATTGCTTCTTCATTCTGATATGAATCTGGGAAAACTTTTGCAAGAATGTTTTCAATATGAGGATCAACCCATTTAGTTGCATTTGCCAATGCGTTAGCTTGAACCTTAACTCCAGCCCTAGAAAGATTTGGAATTGTTTTTCCTTCCCAGCTATCTGCAACTGTTTGAGTTACATCCTCAAATCCAGAATAAATGTCTTCTAGCTTTGGTATCTTTGCACCCAAGATCCTCATGTCATTGGTAAACATATCAAGTTTACGCAATCCTTTCCTAAACGCACTTTCCTGCTTTTGCTCACTTAACCTAACTCCTTCAGTGAAGGCTGATTCCACTGCGGTTTTAGCGGCTGGATCTTTGATTGTTTCTTTGGCCTTTGTGGAAACATCAGTCTTTATAACTTCAGCGGTCTTTTTTGCCGTTTCTGGTAGCTTCTCGTATTGCATCCATGTCGGCTCTGTTGGATAAGACTCTGGAGGCATTTCTCTTTCTGGTGCCTTGGCTTCTGGCTTCGCTTTCATTTTGCCCTCCACCCTCTTTGCAAAATCATCTCCAGCACTGCCAATTGATCCAGCAAAGCTCTTTCCTTTTAGGTATGGCCCTTGGCTGATTGTGTCATAAACTTTCTTTAGGGCACTAACCACTCCCTGTCCAAGATCTTTGATCATTCGTGCAGACCAAGTGGCAAAGTCCATTCCTTTCTTGTAAACAGCCCTTCCGTAGTCATGGATGTTCTCCAAGTATGGCTTGAGTGCAGTTAGGTCAATAAACCCACCTTCTGACTTCCTTCTACGCAGGATGGAGTTTGTCTCTGGGTTAAGCCTATCATTGAGGTGCAGGCGAAGGGCCTCCATCGTCTTTGGACTCATCGGTGCCTTCTTTTCCTGTGCAAGCTTTACAAGTTCCAGTCCTTCAATGCCTTTTGGATGCCCACCTTCAGTTCCCTTTGGCAAAAGAAGCTCCTCGTTGGTTCCAAGCTTCCTTGCAACAACCCCATCGTCCTGTAGGGCCACAAGCTTAACCTTATCCTTGCCATATTGGAACACATCCCCATGATGGATGGATTCGGCAATACCCCTTGGGTCTGGATGATCGTCCTTCGCCGTCTCATTGCTGTGCATCTTCTCGCCAAAAGTGAATGGTTCTTCTTGAGCCTGCCCAGAAGCCCTAGCCACAGCCGCACCTCCTTCTCTGGTAGTAGTTGTGCGTGTTCCATCTGGAAGGGTTATTTCGTAACCAAATTCGTCGGTATTTCGTGAGGCTGGCTCCTCTTTGGCATCAATTTCCTTCTGTGTGATTGCCCCGGCATCTCTAGCGGCCTCCATTGCCTTGATATGAGACTTTCCAGTGTATGTGGTGCCATCTGGTGCAATATATGCCGCAGAAGCGATTCTAGCCCCTTCTGGAGCTTCTATCGCTGGTTCAGTTGGAGCGGTTGGCTTTTCTGGTGCCACTGGCTCCTCTGGCTTTGGTTCTTCAGCCCTTACAGGCTCTTTTGCTTTTTTCGCCGCATCAATGCGGTCATTAAGATCCTTAAACTCCGCAATCCTTGCGGATATTTCAAAATCAGCAAGCCCAGACTCCTTTTGCTTATTAACAAAATAACTAGCGGCCTCATCTGGCATCCCAGCCTCAACAGCCGATTTGATGTGATCCTCAACTGGGATCTCCGTCATTTGTTCTGGAAGAACATTCCCTTGCTTGACGGCAGATGCAGTGATTGGAAGTCCAGCTTCTTCTGTCTCTTGTCCAACCCTCACCTTTTCCCTTCTGTTAATCTCCTCATTTGCGGCATCCGCATACTCTGGGTTCTTGGAAAGAACTTTAAGCATCTCGTCGCTAACTTCAGTTGCGGCTTCCTTTGCCCTGCCAGCCTCTGCCTTTGCCTTAAAATGACCAGCTGTAGAGTGAGCGGCAAAGAATATGTCTTGGATTGAACCCTCAAGGCTCACATCCTTAACTGCTTTTATTACATCTTCACCCTCTAGCCCTGCGGCAAAACCCCTAACTGTGGCACTGGCGGCGGCATTTGCCACGGCATTCATTCCAAGCCTTCCAGCCGCTTCTAGTATTTTAGGTGCAGACTCTGCAATGAATGTGTCGGCAACCTTTCCAGCAATCTTGCCTCCAATCAAATATGCAGGAATAGTTGCGGCTGTAGTCAGTGCCGCATGAGTAGTGCTTTTGCTGTTTGCCTCTTGATCATCAAGGCCCTCTTGCTTGTATTTTTCATAAAGGCCCTCTTTCATGCCTCCATAACCAGATGCAATCATTCCAACAAGCCCAGCACCTCCAGTTAGTGCCATTGCTGGCAATGAAAGGAGTCCAGCACCAATCTTTGCGGCAGTTGCTCCAGCCCCTTCCTTTGCAACAGGCTCATCTCCAAAGGTTCTTGCCCAATCCTCAACGGCAGTAGAAGCCATGAGTGCCGTTTCATTTGCTCGGCTGTCCATACCGAGGGATCTTTGAATGCCAGCAATAGAACCCAATGTTCCTTCTGACAAATACCCCATAGGGGCTGTGACGGCTCCTACGATTTTAGAGGCTACGGATGGAACGCTCGCCCCTTGTGAATCACCACTTACTTCCTCTTGGTTCCCCGAAGGGACTTGGCCTCGTATCCCTTGCCCATCTTGGCTCCTTTCTTGGGTTCGTTTGCCTTCTGTTTTGGTGTCTTCTTCACTTGATAATTCACCTCCTTTTACTTGCCCACTGGCGTTGATGTCCCCGACACGCTGTTCTTGCCTTTTAAGCTCTGGCAACCGCACTTGTTTGGTGCGTATCCCTGCTTCAGAGGAAGGTTGCTCTTGTTGGTCGCCTTCTCGTGGTGCATTGCCTTCCAAGTTGGTTTGTGGCTGATTGATGACTTCTTCATTTTGTGTTTCACCTCCTTTTAGTGTATCTGATAAATTTTCTGCAAATGCTTCATCAATAACATTTCCTTTGGGAGACAAGTCCTCCGAAAAAGCATCATCAACAACACTTCGGTTTGTAGAAATGTTCTCTGCAAATGCTTCATCAATAACGCCCATAGTTGATTAAAAGGCATAGCCGTCTTTGGTCATCATGTCCACGATTTCTTCTTTAGTGGCGTTTGGATTCTTCCTCCTGTATCCCATCACATCGTCTTTTGTCGCTGGCATTGATTTTGTTGTTGGAGCGGCAGAAGGAGTTGGCGATGGAACTGGTTCCTTTGCTGGCTGTGTAGCCATTGGAGTTCCAGTTGTTTGCGTTGGAATCTGACCAGCCGAAAAAAGAATACTTGGTGCAGTTTTGTATGGCTGAACTCCTTTTGCGATGTCCACCTTTTCCTGCACCCTTGCCGCAATGGCTTCTGGAGACAACTTAATCCCCTGCTTCTTCTCATAAGCCTCTAATTCAAGCTGTGCCTTCTCTCTAGCCAATTTAGATGCCCTTTGCTCCCTTATATCAGACAATTGCTGGGCATTTGCAGTTCCAAGCTGTCTAACATAAGTCCAATCTGGTTCTCCCTCCATAGTTCCAACCTCATCTACGCCAACACCCCTTGGTAGATATTTCTGTATTCCAGCCCTATATGACTGATGGCTCTTGGTTGCAGAAGTCACGGCAAGATCATACCCCTTGGCAATCTTCTCATCGTTTGCACCAGCAAGATAAGAATACTTTTGTGCAATATCATCTATGCGTTCTTGAGCGTTAAGGTTTTTAGTATTAACTTGGGCAATCTCCTGCCTCATCTTGCCATAATCATCATCCCAAGTTGCCTGCTTGATCTGATCCTCAAGGTCTGCCTTTTTATGGGATTGCTGTGCCTCCCACTTCTTTGCAATAAGATCACGAGCATCTTTAACCTTCCAACCATTCTTTTTGGCAACTTCAATAGCCATCAAATCAAATTGATGTTCTCTGTCTAATTTGGCCTCTCCTTCAATTTGTGACCAAGAACTAACAGGAGATCCAATCTCCCTTCCAATTGGTTGATATGGAGAATAACTTCCAGCGTAAGGTGAATTGCTCTGTTCTTCGTCCATATTTAAAAAGAGTTATAAATGTCCATGTATTCTGGTGCATATACACCATTTCCATATTTTGGTTTTTCTTGAATTGTGCGTCCAGAAAAGTCAGTGCCGGGAACCAGTGCATTTGGTTTACTTGTTTCATTCATTGCCTTCATTGCATCAAGTCTTGGCGTTGGAGTCGCAATTGGCTGTCCTTGCCTTGCTTGCATTGCGTCAAGTCTTGGGGTTGTAGATTCTTTAGATGAGAATCCAACCCAAGGGGCCGCTCCACCCGGTTTCATTGGCTTAAACAAATCATATTCATGGCTTATTTTTGAAGTTGATGCGTGTTGACCTTTTCCAACGCCACCACCACCCCACTTCATAAGCTCTATTCCGCCTAAACCGGGATCCATTGCACCCATCTTTGTATACTTTTGAGGATTTTCCTTCCTATCAAGTATTTCTGAAACTGCTTGGAACTCTGCAAAATTTGTATTTACAATTCCTTGTAATTTTTCGGTAAGCTCTCTTTTTCCCATTGCCGCATCAAACGCCATTCCTTTTTCTCCAGAAAAAGGATTCTTTCGAATGTTACCATACTTCTTAAATGCATCTTGCTTTTGTTTGTCAAAATCAGATAATTCTTGCTGTGGTGTTCTAGGAACCAAGTCCTTTGCTTTTTGAACTGCATCATATGCATCCTTCATTCCACTCGCCACGCTCTTGCTCCTCTGTGCAGTATTCTGGGCATCTGGCCTTCCAATAACTTCCTCCGAAGAAAGGAAATCCTGCGGCTGTCCCATCCCGGCATTATTTGCTTGTCCACCTTGTGGCTTCTTGTAGATCCCTAAAAATGGATTTCTGTTTGGGTCTTCAATAGCCATATCAGATTAGGTTTTGAATCAGCGAAGGCGAGAATGCCTTGGTTTGAATATCCACTTGATCAGCACTTCCCTCTTCAAAGGAAGCCGCTTCCTCGTTTAAGCTCTGATAAGCCAACTGCCAATAGACTTGTGCCCTCTCCAGTTCGTTTATATTCTCGTAGTTAAATGCCTGTATGCCATAACGATAGGCATTGCGGTTAGAAGGAACAAGCTGGTCAGTGTTCTTAACCAATGGCACATACCCTCTCTTCACGATACAATACATCGTGCGTGTCTCTGGAACTTTGCCAATGATGCGATAGCGTTGCGTGTCTGAAAGCTGTTTGCTTTCAACAACACTCACGCCAGTGGGCCAAATGCAATCCCAAGGGGAAGTTGTTGGATAATCTCCAGACAAAGATGTAATCTCAAGTAGATCACCATTCTTTATTCTCCATCCGGGGCTGTTTGATTCAATCGTAGTTCCATTTTGATTCTGCCAATAAGGTTGCGTTGGATCTCCTTCAGAATAAAACAAAGAATAAAGACCATCCCCAATTGATCCAGTTCCACTAACCAAAGCATATGTGGCGGTCGTTTGCCCCTGCCGAATGATCTGCGTGTCACCAGCATAGTTAGGGGGAATAAACCCAAGTCCAGCATCATTAAATGGATACCAATCCCCCATGATCTCGACAATCTCTCCCTGTGGACTCCCTTGCGAGTAATCCACGGCAATTGCCCTCATCACACTCTCCACGCCGGGTTCCGTATCAAAGTAATAATTCCCTTCAGAATCTTCCCCCACAGAGAATGTTTTAATAAACCGATTCCCCTTCCATTGCCCAGAAGAAATAAACCTCTCGTTAACAAAGTTAATTGCCGCCCCCACAGCAGGATCAGTAGGCCCCTGTGATGTGAAATAGGGAGCTAAAAGAACTTTAGCTTGTGCAAATGAAAGGGAGGGCATGATCGTTGTTATTGCTACTCACACCTAACTAACCAGTCAAGGGGTTAGTTATCCTCATCATCCTCAAATTCAATCTCTATCTCTGGCTCAAACTCTCCATCAATATAAGCCTCAATCATCCCCTTAATAGCAAACTGATTCCCAATAACGGCATGGAAATACTCCGTCCCACCATCCTTCTCCCTAGAAACCATGATAATGCCATGATCAAAATGCTCTCCAGCTATCGCCCTTAACTGGGCCATCACAAAGTTAGCCTCGTTATCTTCTGGGATTCTAGTTGCTGGCATCCTCTCCTATTAAAACCACCCTCCCTACTTTGCAAGTATCTTCTCTATCTCTACCCTATGCTCCCCTATGCCTCCCCAACTCCAATACTGCTTGCAATACACAGGCCAATCCTTCGGATGCAACCAAGTAAACTCTCTCCTATGGAACTTATATGCCCACTGACCCAAAGTATTAAACTCACTAAACTCATGCCCCGGCTGTCTCCCAATCCAATCCCCCACCTTACATCCATGCTTCTCCTCCATCCAGATCCTAAACGCCTTGTAAATCCACCTCGGATAAATAATCGGTAAACGCCTCATATACTCGCCATCACACTTCCACCCAAGCGACCTAGCGGAAATCTCAAACCAAGGGCTTTCCACGCCCTCCTCACGCAAAATAACAGGCTTCCCATCAAGAAAGAAATCCTCTGGCCTAGTATCCCGATAAAACACGCAGTCACTATCCACATGAAGCACATACTCCCCCCTGCAAAACTCATCGGCATGGAGCTTGGTCACTTGCTGATCCAAATACCCAGTCAGTCTCTGCTCCACCAAATGAACCACCTCTCCCCCCACAGAGGGCATCGTCCCCATGTCAGAAGCAGGAATCGCCACATGGACTCCCCCAAACCCATCACAATACTTCTCCACAGACTTCAAGCTGTATTTCAGCCACTCCGCATCCCCTGCATAGCTCCTATAAAAAATATCAATTGACACGCATCACTCCATATCCTAGATTCCCCCAATCCAGCAACAAGATTGTTGGATGGTGTAGCCACCGAGGTAGTTCCGAACAGGGCCTCGCTGGTGAAGGAAAGAAGCAGGGTACTCGCCGTCCTGCTTTAATAATGAGAGCCATCTTCGCATTGGCTCCTTCTACTCCCAGTCAACCAATCCAGACAAGGCTCCATAGGTCGTTCTTTAGCCGAGGGGAATCAAGAAGCTCTATCAACATAGGGCTTCTTATGCAGTTTTCTTTTCTTCCTTTTTAGGGATTTTCCTTCTTTTCTTTTCGCCAGCGGGTTCTACAATCTGTCTACACCATAAACACATCTTCCAATCATGTCTAAAAAAGCTACAAACCTAAACATATCAGACGAACTCTACCTCAAAAACCAACAAAAACTTTACTCCAAAGCAACCCAACTCGCCTCGCAAGGAGCCGAGTTCTCCGACATCGTTGGCCTCCTAAACGCAGAATACGCCCTACGCCTCAAAATATTCGTCCAACAGTTGCCTGAAAGCGTAGCCGAGCAGACGATCTACGGAAGAGCAGTGAAAGCACAGATAGTCAAACCAAAGAAGAAGTGACACTGGATTTTAGAAAAAATTGTATGGGGACTTTTGGAAAAAAAGAGGAATGAACCTTCCTTGGCCCAAGGGGGTGCCCGTCAGCTGTTATTCCCGCAAAAAGAATGCTTAAAAGTTAACTCCCCCCGCCTCGCTTCGCTCGGCGGTTGTTCGGGCACAAAGCCCTCACTGGCAAGCACCATGCCACCTCAACTCTGAAAGCCACATCCTCGCCTCGCTCCGCTCGGCGTAGTTCGGGCACAAGGCCCTCACCGCAACGCTCCACCCTAACTCGGACAACGCTCGGATGAAGTATCATCCTCGTATGCTTCGGGCTTAATGCCCTCGCATAGAGTTAACCCCCCCAGCCTCGCTTCGCTCGGCTGATGTTCCTCGGATGAAGTATCATCCTCGGAACCCTCGTCCATAAAGGACTCGGCTCGCTATGACCGCAGTCTAGCTTCGTTCCAGCTTACTCTTGGCCGTCTTATTTTGCCTCCCGGCAAAACAAGGACTGGGACTTCAGTAAGCCTCCACTGGCTAGCCAGCTCGCTCTGGCAACGCTCCAGCCGCCACAAACGAGTCCAAACTAAAACTCAACACATTCACACTCAACCCAGCCTCATCAGCCATGCTTGGGAATACCTTGCTTGCGGCGGTAGCCAAATCAACCATCCTCCTGCTGTTGTCCAATGCAGACAATCCATCCATCTCGGCTAAAGCCGAGCTAGATCGTGCTAACGCACCAGCCATGTTCGTCTTGAATGTGTGCGAGGAGTTCTCCAAGTGTTGGTTAAGTGCGTCAGCACTGTGTGACACAGGCGTTACATCTCCATGTCCATTCTCTCTTTTGATTGCCACAATCGCATCCGCTTTTGCTCGTAGCTTCTGCACATTGGTGGCAGTCTCCCATTGGTAGCGTTTAGCCCATTGTCTGATGGTGCTTTCTTTTATGCCGTGGAGTTGCCCTGTCTCTTTTAAACTGCCGGTAGCTACAAAGGTTGCTCGTACTTGTTCTCTGTCGATTGTGAGTGCTTTTGCCATATGCTTATTTAACTTAATATCATGAGCGTTACATCGTGTCGAGTTCATTTGGGGGAAAGGTCTTTCCCCCCGAATGAGCCAGCAAAGCTGTCTCCTTCTCCCCTTTCTAGCGGGGGTTCCCCCCGCAACGCCCCCAGAAACAGTGTAGCCTTCGGCTAATTGTCCACTATTGTTTTCATTTGTAGGTTGGTATTCTGCTCGTTGTTACGCCACTTATCGTCGTCGCTTTGGCTCCTCCTTAATTGGCTACAACGGCATGGTATATCCTGTTATGATCCAAATGGTATAATGGTTGTTGATTGGATCTGTCCAGATGTTAGGTATGTTATATGCTGAATTAATTGATCAACTTTGTAGCTAACATTGCTCATGTGCTGGGGCACAGGAAGGCTTCGCAGGAATCTAATAGTGTGCCATCTTACATTCGCACACGCTCTTTTATTGTTACGATATTGTAACAATTCTTTAGTATACGCCAACCTGTTATCTGTTATCTTAACTGTATCGGAGACCCTCGAGACCAGCCAAGGTGAGCAACTCCGATTCTGACGATAGCGGCCGCAGTACGGACGCCCTTCCCCGATTTTTCGGGCGGGTTTAGCCATGCCTGCCAAGCCGATCGGCGACCACCATCGCCGGGTCTCCTCCGGGAGGCTTTAGGGAGACCCCCCTACTTCGCAGATGCGAGCGTGAACCGCTCGGACAAGTATGGTAGCTGACACGCTCGTTCCTGCCTCCATTGAATTGTGAGGAAGTGTTTAATGTGTTTTGCCCTGCCCCACCCGATTGACTCTGACCAGTATTAGCACACCCCAGAATGTCGGCAAAGGTAAGCAAACACGGAACACTTCAAGTGGCCTAGATTTTCGCTTAACAGCTTTTGCTCGTTATTAGCGGCCCCGCCAGACACGACCGATGCGATAAAGTCAGAAAAGGCCTTTGCCTACTCTACCTTCCCCGAAAGGCGTAAAGCAGTATTCACCCACACTAACATTTATTTAGTGGTATTATTAATCAACAACCTAGCATTGATGTTAGTTCAATGTTAGTTCTTTTTAAGAAAAAAAATTTTCCGCTCCCGCTGGGAGCGGAAAGCTTCTTTTCTACCAACTTGCTAACGCTTTCCGCTTTAGCATCACACAACAACCGAGTTGGTCGCTCGCTAACTGAACCAAACGCAGTATGAAAACAACACAAGATGCCAAATGGCAAAAATGGGAAACCGCCAAAATCCAAGCTGGCGGAATCCGCAAAGCAATAGCAAAAACAGCCGCATACACAGCGGTATTTGCATTCATTGTCTACATCGAAGCAGTTATCTTCTTCGTGTAAACGCAACCACACCCAAACAACAACATTAACTATGAACTACCAAGCCATCGTTAAGTCCCAAGGCTCGCTATATGCCGCTGGCCTTACCATCATGCAGGCTCGCAACTGGGGCACATCCCCTCGCAATGCGGGTCTGTCAGACATACTAGAGCGTGATCAATTCAAACGCTTGCACGACATCTATCGCCGCAAGCAATGGTATACCAACGCAACTAACACTGAAGAAACCACAAAGCTTGAGCGTGAGACTATGCGTAAAGTTTACCGCATGGCATTAGGTCGCCGCAAGTTTAGGGCAATCTTCCGCAAATACTCGGTCAAAGATGTGTGGCGGCAAGTAACTCAACGCACAAATATATATATCGGTTGCGAATTAGACCTGCAACTACGAAAAGAAATTGGTTATGCCATACACAAGCTGGAAAAGGCTCACATCGACAGCAATATCATAACTAAAGTCGAGAAGCCGCTCTATGAGTCAATGCCGCTCTACACTTGCTCTGGTGAGCTTGAGGCAACCAGCATGGATACATTCCGCATCCGCAAGCTTGCCAAAGGCAAAAGCTCTGCAAGCAGTCGCCATGAGTATTGGAAGCACTCGGCTCATCTGAACTTCGCTCGTGATGGCGGAGGGCAGGCAGAGACGCAGTTCCTCATCCGTCCAGAACTCACTCGCATTGTATGCGGTCTGGTTCGCACACTGGGCAGTCAATCCCGCAATGGTGGTCACATCCACATTAACTGCGGCAAAAACGAAGCCATAGGCGAGAGCGTCTATTCAGCACTGCGTTATAACCTGACTTGGATGCGTTGGCTTGTTCCATACAGCCGCCGCTCCGGGCACTGGTCGCAGATGAATACTGTCTGTTGCTCGTTCAATCGTGCAAAATCAGTTAAGGCAACAGCCTTATCTGCAAACACTTGGAACAGAACAGGCACTGTAGAGATGCGTCTGTGGGGCACTTCCAAGAAAGTCGAAGACTGGATCGGTCGCCGTGACATCATGCAGGCAATAGCCAAGTGGTCAGAATGGCAAGATGTAGATAGCCTTAACAGCTATCCACTTGCAGAAGAGACAACCCGCATTGCTTGGCCCGAGTTCGTTCGCTGGTCATCAGTTAACGCACCAGAGGCTCTTGCATATGCATTGCGTGTAATCCGCAAAAAGTGCAGAGCGGCATCAACGCCACAGAAAGACAGGGAAGCCTGCAACCTACTCTGGCAAGAGTTTGAAGCAACAGGCATCCGAGTCCGTGGCTTTCGTCGCCGTAACCCAGTCGTATTATGAAACAGAGAAAACACAAAGCTGGAGACACCAGAGAAGACGGATTCAGATACTGGGGGCTTCAGCATAAAAAGCGGAAATCTGGCTGGAAGACATACGAGGTCTGGCTCTCTCCAGAAACCTACCAGAAGCAAATTGAATACAACAGGGTAAGAAGCCGCAGGGTTGCTAAAGAAAAATCCTACAGGCTTCGCAAAAAACCATTCCTTGCACGACTTGCAAAGGCATGGACAACAATCGTCGGTTAACAACAATAAAGGAAACAACATTATGTGTAAATTAGTCGGATGGACATCAAGCAAGAATAATCCACTTGCAAAAGCAATGGCAGATGCGGCACTACAAGCCGCTCACGATCAGATCAGAAAAACCGAGCGTGACGGCTTCGGCTACGCACAGGCTGGTTCGACTGGCCTTCGTGCCCGATACCTCGACCCGCATGAGTTCCACGATATGAATGGGATTCCGAATCTATATCGCAGAGCTGGCAAGATGGCAGAAGCCTTCGCAACCACCTATCGCACAGCCCACGAGGGCAGTTACAAGCCAGACCGTCATATGATCGGTCACGGCAGAACAGCCACTTGCGGCATCAACCTAGAGAATGTGCATCCGTTCCGCAGGAGCGGTTGGACACTCGCCCACAATGGCGTGATCAACTGGGAAGGCCCAAAGTGCAAATCACACGAGAAAGTAACTTGCGACAGCCAGCACTTGCTTATCGCAATGGCTGACAACACGCCAATGCTCAAGCGTAAGGAGCAATTGGAACACATCAGCGGTTACGCCGCTTTCCTTGCACTTAACCCGCAAGGCAAGCTTATCGTTGCCGTTGACGACAGGGCAAGGCTCTACGCTGGCATAACTAGCAAAGAGCGTTGGATCTTTGGCACCACGCCAGAGATTGTCGAAGCCGTCGCAGATGCATGGAACTGCAGTGGAGTCACTGCTTATCCACTAGCCGCTTGGACTTGGCTTGAGTTTGCCGAAGGTGGCAAAGAGCCAGAGTTAAGCGACTGGAAGCACAAGCAGGCGACAACCCGCCAGCTTGGTTTTGCCTCGCAAAGCCTCGGCAAAGGCTGGGACAAGTCAACGCACCGCAAACGCAAGGAATACCCTGCGTCATCAGCCGGGGCTTGGCAGTATAGCAACTACGGATCAGCCAGTAACAGCAGTGCTACTTGGCTATCCGCACACGAGGCCGCAGAACAGCGGGAGCTTATGACTGAAGCGGATGCCATCGCCGCAGTTGACGCTTCCGAACTCGGAATCGGAGACTACAAGTGAGCAACAGCCGTAAACGACTTCTGGAATGGCTGATCGCCTTCTGGCTCGTCGCAATGGCTACTTGCGTTAACGATCACTTCAGACAATAACAGAATCTGGGTCGGGGGGCTTACGCCTCCCGGCCCTTTTTTTTTGTTGCAAAAATAGTCCCTCGCTTCGCTCGGCCCTTTCGATGCTTTAGTGCCACCTCAACTCGGACATCCACGCCCGCCCCTTATTATGCGGGGCGATGCCTTTGCAGGGCGATCCCATTATTATGCGGGGCGATCTGGGTCGTCGCCCTTCGGTAGCAGGCACAGCCCAATGAAGATAAGGCAGAACGCCAACATGAGTGCTAGGAATATGATTATATTCGTTATCATTGCGGGTAGTTGCGTGAGAGCCAGCTTAACTCTGTTCGTGATTCGTTAAGTTCATACCATCCAGCCTTGCCATAAATGTTGGATATGCTGGTAAAGTATTCCTCATACATTGCGGCAACTTTCTCCATGCTAAAGTTTTCGGCCCAAGCCCTACACTTTTTGGGGTCGATGGTATGGATGTTCTTTGCGGCCCAGACAAACTGCTCAAAGGTGCGGCATCGGTATCCTGTTACGCCGTGGAGGTTAAGCTCTTGGAAGCAACCCCAGTCAGTAGAGATGATAGGAGTGCCAGATAGCATACCTTCAATCTGAACTCCGCCGAAAGGCTCCCCATACATGGTGGCTACGAATTGCCCTTTAGCGTTTGCCATTAGCTTACGCCTCTCTTCCACTCCTGCGTAGCCCACGAACTCCACATGACTAGGTATTTCCGTGTAGCCCATAGCCTTTATGTCTCCCTGTCCCGCCACTTTTAGCTTGGCTCCGATGGCTTGCGTCACTTCAATAGCGATATGCAACCCCTTATGATGGCCTATCCTGCCAATGAATAGGAAGTAGTCCTCCTTGTCTGCGTTGAAAGTGAACTGCCTCGTGTCAAAGTAGTTAGGAATCACGGCATCATACCAGCTGAACTTATCTGGCGTTCCCACGGCCTCGGTTCCGTGGAAGGCCCCTAGCATATACTGCGATTCGTAAACCTTATATGGGGCGAATGTGCCGCCGGGATACCCGATCCCCGGCTCTACGACGATCATATCGGGGTTAGCGTCTGCTACAGGGCGATGTCCATGCCCCCAGAAGCAGAGGAGGAAGTCGCCATACTGCTTGCGTTTAGCGATCTCCTCGTTTGTTCTGGCATAGAACATCTTGTAGGCAGGATCATCCATTGCGAACTTAAACACATTGCTGTGCCAATCGTAGTCGCCGTAGGCTTCCTTTAGGACGGCATCGTTAGTAGTGCCGACGATCTCATCAGCCACCACTTCGCTTCTGTCATGTCCGTAGTGAATTATGTAGTGGCCTCTGGCCTTCATCATCTCGCAGAACTTAACCACCTTCTGCGTGAACGCACAGGCTATGTAGTCAGCGTTGCTAATTGTGTGGGGAATACCCAAGCAGTGAAATCTCATTTCTTCTTCCTCCTATCGTGCATGAATGTAGTTAAGCGTTCTGGTTCCTTATCGAATCCCCTCCGCTTCCAGAAGCCATCAATGGCCTTCCTCATCACATAGGATAAGTGTAGCTCATTAGCATGGCTCCCAGATTCGTCGGCCTCAATCCTTAAAGGAACTCCATTGTGGGTTCCGTTATCGCTCATTCTGGCAGGATACCGCTATTGACCTTACGCAGAATGTCCTCCATCTGACAAAGGGGACAATCGGTCTTATCCTCGTCATCGTTTCCGTGGTCGAATCCTTCCCGCTGTGCGGCAAATATAAAGATAATGGTATAAGCCCTGCCAAGAATCTCAAACATCTCTGGAGCGGCGGCAAATAGCTTTGCTATATTGATGCTCTCCTTGATGGCGATGGCGGCAGAGATTGATGCCACCTCACGGCCTTCTGCATCTAGGATGCAATCACCATCCGCTCGGAATGGGAACTGCATGGGGACTAAAGCTCTGTCCTTAAACTCTTCTGGCACGATTAGGTTACTCATTTGTTTTGTTTTGGTTTGGTGTTTTCTGGCTGATTCTCTCGTCTGGATAGAGGCGTTGTCTGGCTTGCGTCTCGGTGTATCCAAGAAGCTCTAGGCCCTCCAGTACCTCGTGATCCTCAAGCTCTCTGCAATTCTGATTCACATACTTGTCTAGGTGATCCCAGCGATCTGAAACGATGCGAGGGCCGAACCAATCCCACCATACGATCTTGGCGATCTGGGTGCGGATCTTCTTCGGCAATAGCTCAATGTGAGCGGCCCACTGGTCGGGGGTGCGATGCTTTAGGACTGCTTGCATAGTGCTTCGTTTATGGTGTCGGCAATCTTCTTTGTCTTGCCTAGTGAGTTGAGGGTCTGGATCTGCTTGAGCGTGTTGACAAGCTCTTGGATCTGGTTGAGGTATTCACGGATCTCCCACTTGAGGGTGTCGATGTCATTCTGCATTTTGTTTTGCGATCTCCTGTTTGGTGATGTCGATTGCGATGTTGTAGAAATACAAGTCAAAGTTGGCACGATCATCTCGGAAGAGACGAGCGAGTTGTTTGAGTTGCTGTTGCTTCACATGGAGGCCATAGCAGTGCAGGCCCAGCATATAGGCCATTGCACAGCCCAAGCCGCCCCAGATAATAACGAATACGCTCATCTGTTCTCCTTGATGGCCTTGCCTGCCACAACGATGTCGTGGAGGATTTCCTTGGCACGAGGGACGGAGATGCGGATCTCGTCAAGCCCATGTCGTCTTGCTTGTGCAATGCTCACCTTGAACAAGGGAGCTAGATTTAGTAGCGGTGCGATGTGTTGTGTTTTCATTGTGGTTGGCGGGTGTTGTGCCGCTTGAGAAAAGTCTTTCAGAAATTCGGGGCGATGCAAGAAAAAAAGAACCCCCCTCCGTATGAACTCGGAGAGGGGTTCCCCACACCCAATCGTCAACAACTACGACTGGAAACTAAAATGGGATTTCCTCGCTTGACTTCTTGAAGTCCTTCTTGGGGCGAGGAGGGCCAACTTTGATGGAGAAGAAAGGCTTTCCAGCCTTACTGGTCTTCTCCCAGATACTGACCTCAAACTCCTTGCCATCCACATTGAGAGGGCCAGAGTATTGAGGGGCTTTAGGATTAGCGTTGAACACCTTGAAGGCGGCTCCGCTGTTTGTGTTATCGTATTCGGGCATTGTTTTGTTTTGTTGATTACCGCTCATCGAACCGCAGGAACTGCGACTTGAACGATAAAGGGATACTAGCTCTTGGACAGGCTCTTGCAAGCTTTATATTTAGATACCAGTCTTCGGGCCGTTCTTGATCTTGGTTGATTGTCAAGAATAAATCGCAATCATGTTCGATTGCCCTTGATTCTCTGGATGCTCCATCAGCATTGAGTTGCGTAAGTGCAACGATGGTGATGTTCATTTCCTTGGCAAGCATCTTGAGCGTTCTGGAAGCCTCTGCCACTTGACGCTCACGGCTGTCCTTGCGGTCTGTAGGCTCCAGAAGCTGGATGTAGTCAACGACTACAAGCTTGACTTGGTGAACGGCTACAAGCCTACGGATTGCCGCACGAAGCTGGAGGCAGTTCATGGACGACTCATCTCGGATATACAGCTTGAGCTTGGATAACTGGGCCACGCCAAGACTGATCTTATCCATAAGCTCCTTGTCGGGATCTTTGGACAGGCGGCTCACATCAGCCCCGCTATAAGACGCTACAAGCCTGTCAACAAGCTCTCCGCTACTCATCTCCAGTGAGAGGATTCCAGTGGGATTGCCGCCAACATCGCTCGTTCTCATAGCCATGTTGAGTGCCATAGCGGTCTTGCCGCCCTTGGTAGGGGCACCAATGACCACAAGCTGGCCTCCACGGAAGCCTCCAGTAAGCTCATCAAGCTGGCTAAAGCCTGTAGTGATACCGAGTAGCTTGCCCTTGTTCTTGACCATGTTCTCGTATTCATCAAGCCTGTTGCCAGCGGCCTCCTTGATGCTCTGGATCTTGGTCGTTGTCTCGGCATCGGCGGCTACTGCAACCAAAGCCTTCTGCACGATCTCGCTCAAATCCCCTTCGTGTGCAGGATCGTTTGCACTGGCAATGATCCGCTCTGCGGCACTGATCGAAAGTCTTGCAGTGTGCTTATTGCGTAGGATGTCTAGGTATTCCCTCCAGTTTGACCTAACGGAAAATGAGGTGAATATTTCCGTCACGAAAGCTGGCCCTCCAGAAAGCTCAAGAGTGCCAGCGTTCATCATGTGGTTGGTGATGGTGATAAGGTCGCAGTCGCTACCCTCCTTCCAAAGTTCCACCAGCCCCTCAAACACCTTGCGATGCGAGGGGTGATGGAACAGCTTGGGGGAAGCAAGGTCTGCAATCTCATCCATTACGGATGGGTTCTGCATGATGCAGGAGAGGAGTGCCCTCTCTGCATCTTGTGAGGATGGAAGGTTCATGCCTTCTTCTTACGCTTTGGCTCTGGCTTTGCGGCTTGCAAGGCCCAGTAAAGGTCAACTTGCTTCTGGAACACAAACCACTCCTTGGAAAGATCCTCCTTCCATACCACTTCAAAGTCACCTTCCTCCTCCTTGCCGATACGCACGATGGCAACGGATTGAATCTGTTTATGCCCTGCTTCTTTGATTTTCAAAACTCCTGCAGGATCAATAACTATCCATTTCCCATATTCTTCTTGATTGCAGTTCCACAAAGCAGAGTACCCAGCACATTGCCTCCAATAGCCATCGCTGATTTTCTTGGAAGTTTTGAAGTCAAGAAGCACATGATCGCCGCCATCATTAACTGCAATGAGGTCAATCGTGCCTCCATAGCGGAACTCCTCATTAACTAACTGGATCTCCGTAGCTACCACCTTGAGGTTCTGAAGCTCCCACCAGTCGAGGAACTTGGTGTAGCAGACTAAAGCCTTGGCTATGTCAGCCTCGTCGTAATCGGAGAGATCAGCCACATTACCATTAAGCATACACTCAATCATGAAGTGAGCGATGGTTCCAATGTCAGCGGCCTTATCTCGCTCCTTGCGATAGTCCTTGCCTTGTGATCCGAGGTTCCACGCCCAGTGGATTAGGGCAGATGGATCGTCTCCGATCTTGCAGATAGTGCTACCCCCCGGCACTTGGGTTCCATCAGCTAGATGGTATTTTTGATGAGGTGCATTACGCACCAGTTTTGTTTTTTCCATGCGACTACCGATAGTCAGATTCCATATCGTTGTCCATAACAAATTCATCCCAGTTGTCATTATTTTGTTCTTGACTTCCAGTGGCTTCTCCAAGGCCGTTTTGTGATACAAACAACTCCACAAGCAACGCAAGGGCATCGGCCCTATCTGGCGAGTTTCCCTTGGTTCTCCGCTTTAACTCCTTCTTGCTCTCAAGAAGAATCTTCTCATTTTTTAGCGAGTAAATCCTGGCACAAAGCTCTCTTGCAGTTTGATCATCCATGCCTCGGAGTCTTCCTCCCATAACGACAACCTTGATCTGCCCCCATAGTTGAGTCACCCGATTGGCATAGACTTGCTTGGCTGGCCTTGTGTCCTCAACGCTTACTGGAGCGTCTGTAGATGCCCCTCCAAAGCTCACCCTAGTAAAGCCACCCTGCCATCTCTGGGAGATGATGTCGGCTATACCAGCACCAGCACCAGTTGAGTCCAGTGCAAAGTCTTCTGGCTGAACTCCACGCTTCTCAAGCTCGTTAATCGTCTGGTCTGCGACTTGATAGAACAGCGGGTAGTTCGGATCATCCATGAGATTAAGACGGATGGTATCGGTGAGGAGCATCGTGATGTCTCCGTCAGCGGCCTTGCCCACCTTTGCAAACCTCAAGATACAATCGTCTCCTTGCGTAGTGAATGCGGGATCAAGCCCAGCAATGGTCTTAATGCCACCACCAGCCCATATAACGCCCTCTCTGGCCTTTCCTTCCGTGATCATTGCGGAGTCTAGGATGGTATTCCTCGCCCCGCTCTTGCTCCACATTCCCCTGCAATAGCTATTCCACTCCAAGCTACCCTCTCCGTAGTTCTTTTTGATGATGTCAACATTCTCCTGTGAGAAGAGATAAGGATAGATAACCCTGCCAGCCTTGATGTTGGGAGACTTTAGCCCATCAAACCTCACGCAGATTCCGCTCTTGGTTTCCCAATGCTCATCATCATCACCAATGCTTCCCCAGCCCATCTTTGGCTCACAGAACAGGCCGTGAGGGTCGAACATGGATGATGCGTTGGCAATAGCGATAAAGTGATAGAAATCCGTTCCCACTTGCAAGTTGGCCCTAGCCGAGAAGATAGCTGGATTTGTCTGGGCGGCTTCGTCAGCCATGATGCAAACCCTTGGCAAGTGAACGCCCTGCAATTTGCCAACGGCCTGCTCCACGGCCCCGCTATCTACTGCCAGTGCTATGATGGCACTCCTATCGTCGCCCTTCTTAAACTGGATCTTGGTCTGGGAGTCCACCACATTAAGCCCAAAGAGCGGGACGCATGGCCTCACAAACCTCATCATTTCGGCCCAGATACGCCCACGCAGGGATGGAACAGTTGTGCTGGTTAGGGCCACACGAGTCCCCATCGGCCTAGCCAAGTATTCAACAAGGGACAGGAGAGTGAATGTGAAGGTCTTGCCAGCGGCGGCACAGCCAGTAACCCCGATCTCGTCGTAGTTTGTCCAAGCCCATAGAGCCAGTTCGTTCCAGTCATTCCATGACTTAATCACATCGGGCCAGAGCATGGAGATACAATGCTTAATGTGTTGCCCCCGGCTAATCCCGGTGATGCGTGATGGGTCTTGATCAGCAACCATCAGCAACTCTATCTCCAGTTGCGTTATGGCTGGGTGCTTACTGAAATCTAGGCCGTATGTCTGTAGCTTCATAAAATAAGAAACCCCTCCCTATCTGCACTTGCAGGAGAGAGGGGCTTCCGTTTTTCCCACGCTGAATTAGTAGCTTCGCAGTTGTGAGCGGATGGAGTCAAGTGCCGATTTCGGCTTTCCTCTAGTTTCTCCCTCATCGTCAGACGAGCTTCCTTTTGTGATACGAGGCTGGACTGCGGCATCAGCCGCCGCCCTGCTCTTGTATTTGGCAAGCTCGGCCTTCAGCTTCTCGTTCTCTGCAACTGCCTCCTTTGCGATCACCGCAAGGAAGGGGGCGACAACCATTTCATTTTGGCTGGCGTTGCCGTGGATGATTGCACGAGCGGCCTCAACTCTTGCACTCACGGCCTTATTGTGGTCATCGTCCCCTTCCACCTCACGGAAGAACTCACTCTTATTGGCAAGGTGAGCCTTCATGCGGTCAAAGTTTTTGTTTATCGTTTCCGCTGTTTGGACTTGGGACTGGGTTTCTGCTTGCTGAATTTCAACGGCAGTGTTCCGATAATCTGCCAAAGCTCCTTCCAGACTTCCCCGCTTGCTGTCAGCATCGTTGACAAGCTGAAGGAACTGGGCCGAAGCCGCTCCACCGCCGAAGCTCTCGTCGATGAACTCAATCCGCTCTTTGCCTTTGAGCGAGAGGGCTTTCTCCGCAATGGTTGGATCGTCTGCAATCTCTTGGGCGAATGCCGCCGCTTGTTCAATGCTTGCTTTGTATGGTGCTTCATATTTTTCCTTGAATTTAGGGGAACGCTCAAATGCGGTTCGTTCCAGTTCCGCTTCCAGTTTCTCTAGCTTCTCCCGATAGGTCTGGACTTCCGTATCTTTGGATTTAAGAGTCTCCTCGTAGCTCTCCGCTTTCTTGCGAAGCTCTGCGATGTTGTCTTCCTTGGACTTCTTCTTCTTCTCGGCAACAGGCTCTGGGTCTTTGGACAGATCAATGTCCGAGATGTCAAAACTGTTCTCTGGCTTTGTCTCCTCGGCCTTAACCTCCTTCTTGGATTCGGCCTTGGATTCCGTGGAACCTCCCTCCATCTGCTTGAGGAAGTCTTCGCTCTCCTGCGTGGACACCTCGTCCATGCCATCTGGAACAGGGACAGCCATCTCTGGCAGACTCTCCAAGCTCTTTAGGTCTGTCCTCTCAATCTTGGGCTTGCTCTTTAGTTGGCGGGAGATTTGGCTCTCCCAACTTTCGTCCACTGGGGGTGGCGTGTTTCCGATGTTTGGTTCTGCGGGTGCAGTCGTGTTTAGGTTTGGGTCTGACATAAATTAAAACTCTCCAATATAGGATGGCGGGATTTCGTTAACTTCTTCTGGGACAACTGCAAGGTTATGGAGGTCAGAGACAATACTGGCTCGTCCAGCATCATAACCAAACAGCACATGGCTATTGGATGCCACTTGCAGGATAGCGTTAGTGCTTCCAAGGGCTTTAGCGGCAGTAAGCGAATCCACAACGGATAATGCTTTCTGGATAACAGGCAAGGCAAGTGCCTCCTTTAACTGCGAGGCAAGACTTACATCATGCCTCCACTCTTCGTATGTCATTTAATTAAGTCTTTTTTCTTTGGGAGCTTTTCATCACTGAAGATTATCCCATGCTCTTCAGCTTTAGTGATTTCATCAAGACCATCAATAAGAGAGTCCGTATTAACCACCACATTAAATCCATCTACAGATTCGGCGTGATCTTTGCAAGCATTAATTGCTTCTTCCATAGTGCCGCCAACGCCGATGCAATCCCCAATCTCAATCATCTTAACTCCATCTGTGGGGATGATATAGCCTTGGCCTTCAATGTTTGCGTAGTTACGCCACTTAATCCACTGATCCACTTCTGGATCGTTGCTAACTGGGCACCAGCGTTCTGCGGCAAAGTCAGAAGTGATGACGGCTAACGCACCATACTTATATCTCCACTCTGGCTCAACCAGATCACCATTAGCTCCACCCTCCACAATGTCCGCCACATTATCAATCATCTCCCAATACAGGGCAGATGGAGGGGCTGGACAGCGGGTAGTGAGGTCAATGAGATAAGGCGTGTTATCCTCCGTAACTCGGATTTCCGTGGAGAACCACTGGCGATATTCAGCTTCAGCTAGAAACGGAGCCAACTTCTCGTTAACAATCCTAACTGGATCTGACAGCTTTGAGTAATCACGGATAGCACCAAGGTAGCCCTTGTCCTTAATCTCAACCCCTGTAAGGCAAGTAGATGGGAACTTGCCATCAATGCAGAAGCCGTCATAACCAGCTTCCACAACACTCTCCACCTTATGCTCTACAACAAACGGAAACACCTCACAGGCTCCACCAAGGTGATCCCAAAGCTCGTTCATGCGAGGCTCTGCTGTCTTCCAATTTTTGGAATGGAAGGTTTCGGCTAGTCCACGGAAGCCGCTTATCTTCACATAGACATCCTCGTTATCCTCAAGATAAGATCGAAGGTTGCTCATCCCGGTAACAAGCTCACACTTGCCCACAGGAAGCCCCAAGGATTTCATGGTTTCCTTGGCCCTCCACCTCTGGACTTCCAGCTTCTCTCCTAGACCAGCCCCCCAGACCTTGTAGCCTCTGGAGCGTAGCCATTCCTGCAACTGGTAGAATCCCACATCTGGGAACACAATGAAGTCAACTTCATCCACGAGCCTCCACATATCCTCGACCCGCTCCACGCCTTCAATGCCATCCCCAACCATAGCTGGGCCATGCTTTGGAAACGAGCGGTCAGCGTAGGGAACGAAGTAATAAACCTCGTGCATCTCTCCCAGCCTCTTTGCGAAGCTGGTGAAAATTCCGTGGTCAATTACTAGGCACTTGCTCATATTCTTCCGCTTGATCGTGTCTGATGTCTTTAATTAGGTTCTTGAGAATCAACGCTTGCTCACTATCTTTTCCGTGGAAAGTCACTTGATGGCAATAGTTGTGATAGATGAGAGCCACTAACTGCTCCCGCATTTCTTCCCGACCAGCATCGAAGCTAGTGGATTTCATTGTATTTCAGTTTTGTTTTAGGTTTACCGACATTTCCAAGCCCGAAGGGACTTGTTAATCCTGCTATTGGGATCTCGCTTTGTTGCCTCGCTGGTCAACTTGCTCTTCATCCCTTTCATCCTAGCACAGAATGATTTCTTCCTTGCGGCATCCTTGGATGTTTTAGGATTCGGTGCAGGGGCTTTAAGGTTGCCACCATGTGCCTTGTTGTAGGATGCCCTTCCCTTTGCGTTAAGGCCACCCTTGGGGTTCTTACCTTCTTTGCGTGTCCATGCTTCGCTCATATTATTTATGGTTGGATCGACCCATACTTTTGGGCCATTTTTACACGATCAATCATCAGCCTCTGTGCTGTTTTCTTGTCCTGTAATTGCATCTGATGCTGGGCCTTGGCCTGTCTGATCTGTGCATCATTTTGGAATTTCATACGATCAAGTTCAATTTTGTTCATTGCAACCATAACTTTAGGGTCTTGCTGTTGCTGGCCCTGTTGCTGTGCCGCTTGAGCCTGTTCCTGCTCCTGCATCTGCTGGGCATACTTATTAAGCTGGTCGGCAATCTTCATCAACTCGCTTAACTGCTCGTTCATGGAATCATACTGCTCTGTCCTTGTAGGATCTTCCTGCAAGAACTGGAGGTGAGATAGCATATGCGGGATAGCGGCTTGCATAGCACCGCTAACTTGGCGAGGGTCAACTTGCTGTTGCTGAACGCCCTGCACAAGGCTACCAGCAAACTGCATATGGACAGTTAGATGGGTGTAGTGGTTTTGATCTGGATCAATAAGCACTTGGCCTCCCTGCTGGAGAGCATTGTTCTCAAGTGAAGCAATCGAAAGATCATTGCCATCTGGCTTAACCTCTTCTGGGATACCGAAAGTCTCAACCCCAGTTTGTCCCGCAATTGCCGCTATGTTGGCATTAATAACTCGCTTCCGATTGGACTCTGGGAGTTGAGGGAGGTATTGACCGATAAGTTCCATAGCCTGCATACGAGCGGCAGAGCTTCCCTGTCCGATTGAGCGAGTTGCCCTAACTGTGTCGATGTCAAGCATGGCGGCGGCAGGAACACCCCTGTCCATACAAGCCTCTTGGAATCGCAGTGCTTCCCTTCCACCATGATCCTCTTCGATCAGATTGGGGTTAGCGGCCCTACGATAAACCTCTGCGTAATGAACATCCAGAGCCTGTAGATAGATTTCTGCACGAGTGTTGGTGAGACGGCTCTTCTCGCCAATCTCCATCTCGACTTCCTTATTACTCTTCTTCCGCCCACCACCACCGCTAACGGATGGCATGAAGCTACCAATGTCATCACTCTCCTGTCCTTGGAAGAACTGGGCAGTCTGCATAGCGGCAGACAAGTTGCTGGAGACATTCGCTTGAGTGAGGTTAAGACCGGGGGGAAGAATGCGATAAGGCCCAATCTGGACAGTCTTTAGCTTCTCGGCATCAGCGGCAGAGTTAGGCTGGAACATCACGCATGAACCAAGGATAACGCCCTCCATAAGAGCGTTGTTAACCCTGTTCATGGCTTCGGCATATTTATAGACTTTCTGGCCCAAGCCCCTAACGCCATGATAGAATCCGTTGCCTACTCCGTTAAGGAAGACAGTGAAGGCATTGCTAAACTTGTCATAACGACCAATCTTCTGACAAAGGAACTCCGTTGAGTTAAGCCGATCAAAGATGTAGTGGGAGATACGACCATCGTATTCCTTCACATAGAAGTGAGCCACCTTAATAATCTTGCTCTTGGCATAAGAATAATACAGAGCATTGTTCTTTAGTTCCCTCTGATACCACTCCCAAGGACGGCGTTGATCCTGCTCGTCCACACGAGCTTGCATGATAGCCTCACGGCACTGCTCAACATCCCATCCTCCCCTTTGGGCGGCTTCCTCATCCTCAATATAAGAGTAGAGTTGTTCGCAATAAAGCTCGTCTAGGATGTAGCAGAACTCCCAATTGTCCCAATCCACCTTGGAGCCTTTAGGCACAACCAGAGCATAAGGCTCAATAGCTTTAGCCCTCCAATCAGTTCCGTCTGGGAAATACATACAAGCCTGTCCGTGAATGACAAGCTCCTTATGGGCGACTTGATGCTGGGCTAGGAAGTTAGGGTTACTGCTAGAAAGAAGCCTGTGGAACTCTTCTGTGATGATCCTGCTCCACTCTTCTCGCTTACCCATGTCTTTACCATACTTGGTCTTAACTGTGGCATAGCTCCCTACAGAGGTGAGGATGTCAAAGTAAGGAATCACTGCGGCCTCAACCTTGGCTTCCGCATGACCCCAATTTACATTAATCCTGTCAGCCTGTCCCATCTCACGAAGCTGTTGCTCGTTATATGGGGGGTTGCCGTCAATAATCCCTTGGATCTGGGAGCGACGATAAGAGGCAATCTGATCATCATTGATCAGTTCATAAAGCATTGACCTAGCCGATCCAGCGTCCTCAACCCTTGTGCGGGGAGGTTTTTCGCCCACTTTGGGATCATTTAGGCCAAATTGAATCATATTTTAAGTGATGCCGATGCTTGGTTTAGGTCGTCGTTCTTTAACCAGCACCAGTCTGGTCGAGCCTCCGTTGTCTCTGGTTTCTCACCAGAAAGCAACACTTTTTTGTCAATATGGACAATTGCCTCATTTCTACAACCACATATACCACAAGTCAATAGGCTACTATCTAAAGGGGTTGAGCGACCACCCTTAACCTTTGCTACCAAGGATGTTATCTGTTGCATAGCACCACATCCAGCACAGAAGTTAGTTGTCATGTTATTATAACATCTAGCACAGATTTCAGCCCTTCTGTTAGCTTCCTCCTGTGAAACAAAGACATCCTTGCCCTTCATCTTGTCTATAGCCATCGTAGCCAAGGAAGTGATGCCCTTGATAATCCCCTCTGCTGACACAATGGATTTAGCCCCTGCTGGCTCCTTGCCATCCTCGTATCTACACCAACCAGCGGGGAGTTGACGGCACAACTGATCCTCTACGGATTCCTTCCAATCTGGGGGGAGTGGAATATTGTTGTCCTCGTAATGAACTTTAACCCTGCCAAGCAAACCATTCATGGTATGCTCACGATCAATCTTAAACCCGGTCTCTGGGCAAGTATAGCGGAAAAAACCGGGGGGAACTTCGCTAGTCTTTATGAGCTTCTGTCTCATCGTTAAGTCTTCCGTATAAGGCTTCTGCCTGCCTAAAGCCAGATAAATATGCCGCCGCTAGGTATTCCCTGTGGCCCTCTGCACTGCCATGATGTTGAGAGAATGTCCTAACCCCAATGGTGTTCATCCACTCGTCAAAGTAATCTGCGGCATTTTTATTTGTAAATGGCATCTTCTTCCTCCTCTTCGTCATCAAGCACTGGCTTTGATTGGTTTAGCACCGGGGGCAACAGAATAAATAAGATTGCGATAAATATCTCCCACGATAGTTCCAAGCTCATTAATAGCCTCTTCTTTAATGTCTGGAAATCTGGCATGGGCGGCTTCGTGTGCGACAACATCAACGAGATCGCATCCACCCTTCCGTGATATAACAATCCTGCGTTTATTGTAGTCGCATATTCCGAGGGCATCTTTGCAGTTGCCCCATCCGTATTCCCACCTTCGCTCGTTGATTTTAACATATCCTATTCTTTTAAAGTTCATAAGCGTGTTTGTATTAAGCAGTAAACGAATACTGCACATAAGATTGCACAAAGTGCAAGTTGTTGTTCAGCGGTCATTTTGGCAAAATCATTCCCCTCCTCAACACATTCACTCCACGGAGATTCCCATTATCGCCAAATGAAGGCTCAAGTTTATATTCAATGCCACCAGCTTTTAGGTCATTGATTACATTCTGGAGGAATGATTTTTCCCTTGGGCTATTCTCGTTGTATGGGCCAGCCAGAATAGAAAAGTTTGGTTCAATGTAATATTCGTTTGTCATTTCTTTTTAATGATTTTGTAGAATGCAATGTGCTTGATTGTGTTTCCGCTTTTTGTCTTTAGCTTTCTTTTTTCTATTAAACCCATCTTAACTCCCCTCTCTAGGTAAACATAGCACCTAGTCAAAGAGCGTCCAGATTCCTTTGCTATCTCTGGATGCGTTTTGAACCCTTTTGGGATTACATCACAGCTTGCCTTTGCTCCCTGTGAAAGGACTTTAGATATTGTTAACGCCCATTCATTTACACTCATAGTGGCAACCTCCATTCTTTGTTAAATTCGCTTCGTGTGCATAGCCAGACGGCACTATCTGCATCTCCAATCTCGCCATACACAATACCCTGCCTCCAGCCTAGCGTGGCCCTACGGCACTTTGCGTAGTCCATGCTTCCTTGGCTTGTCAGCGTTCCAGCACAATAGCCTGTGCTTTCCTTGATTGTTCTTCCCTCTCCAATCTGGCTACGATGCGTGTGACCGAATATCACCTTTCCACCATACATCTCTGCCATATCACGAGCCGAGTTTTCGTTATAGATGGTTCCATGCGTGAAGGTCACATCACCAATAACCAGCCTCTGATATACTCCGTCATACGGAATGCGGCGGCAACCAATGTCGAGGAAAGCTCTGTCAATGTAGTCCGTAGCCTTTTGAGCGGCGTAGGAGACAATGGCGTTACGATGATTGAGCATTCTGGGTATTCGATCTTCGTGGTTTCCGTCCAACACATGAGTTGGTCGATACTTTCGCAAGAACGAGATCCCACCATCAATGTCTGGAGCGACAGGTTCAGACTCGTCGGAGCTTCCAGCCGCACCACTACGCCATGCGGTTGTATCGCACCAATCACCCAGATGAACAACGATAGACGGCTTCCATCTATCCCGCATTCGTAGGACAGCTTCAATGGCAGTAGGGTCAGAATACTTTCCGTGAGAACAGGCAACGGCAATGAATCTCTCATATTTCTTGGCAATATGGGGGGCTTTCGCCCCCCTGTTAGCTTTGGATTTCATTCTCCTAATTCAATTAGTGCAATCATTTCGTCAGCCATTTCAAAGGCATCTGACGCTATTTCTTTTTTCGTCCATCCTTTTTCTACATCTCTGGTGCAATATGACTGCATAGCCAATCCAGCATAATACTCACGCAATGTCATTCCAAAACAACGCTCGTTTGGAAATGCATATATTTTTTTTTGTTTCATTGTTATTACTCTGTTGGTGTTAATGTTACTAGCTCCCACTTGCTAGGATCTTTCTTGCCCGGACTCACGCCAGCGTCAACAATCGTCCCATCGGTGCCGAATGCCGTTGCCGCATTGAACAGCTTCTCATCGAAGGTCATGGCCTCAATGGTCTTGCCGTTGTCGCTGAACTCTACTGAATAGAGCGTCCACTTCCTAGCAGATCCATCCTTGGATTGAGCCGCCACCTTCGCATTGGTGGGGAGAATGCCCCTCCAAGTTGTTGTGACTGCTCCTGCTGGGCGAGGTGCTGAATCCTTCTTGTCCATCACCTTTGCAATGGCAGGACGAGCTTCCTCCTTCTTGGCAAGCCCAGTTGACACATTGCCGTCATCGTCATCCTCTGCGGCAACTCCAAGCACTGCGGCTAGAGCATAGCGACGAGCGTAAGTGATTGCCGACCCAACTCCCTGCGGGGACTGATCCTTTAGTGGCAGAAGGAGAGTTGTGGTGGTGCTGTGACCCCCCTTGTGAAGAATCGTTGTCTCAACGCCAGCTGACCCCTCCAAGAACAAAGGCTGTTGCGTAACCGCAAGGCCATGCTTGGCAAGGATGGGGCGTGTCGCTTCAATGATTGCGTCCAGTGGTGCGTATTTGGATTTGAAATACGGATTGGATGCTGTCTTGGGAACATTGGATAGTTCCCCGATTGCGGCTACGAGAGCCTCTGAATACTGCGTTTGTGCGTTTGTTTCCATGTGTGTTGTTTGTTGTGTTCTACTCCTCTTCCTCAATCTCCGCTTCTTCGTCGATTGATTCCAAGATTTCATCTAGCTCTGAACGAATGAATGCCAGCAATGCCTTGAGGCGTTCGTTCTCGTCTTTAAGCTGTTGATTGGTCTGTGCCATATGTCGTGTGTAGTTGGATGATGATGTGATAGCAAGAACTATTTTTGAAAAAGATTTTCCATCACTCCAGCCAGATAAACACTGGCCCTGCTTGATGGATACTCCGTGAGAGCGAAGTTGATTGCGGCAGTGAGGGATTCATTCCTTTGCTTGATTTGTTGAATGACTGGCGAAAGCTCGTTCATGTTGCGGTCAATAGACTTCAGCTTCTCCTCAAGGTGGGAGATGATTGTGATGAGCTTGGAGTTCTCGTTGAGCAGGGATTCAATAGTGGTGTCGTTTTCCATGTGGCCCTTGTATGTGAACAGATTGTGGATTGCAACAACAAAATAAAATTATTTTATGCTTGACACAAACCCCAATCCCCCCTTAACAATCCCCTAGCTATTTTAGCTACGAGAGTCCACAAACCTTGCGTAGATCAGCTGTTCTAGCCAACCATCCTTTTAAATACTTCCTGCTTGATGGTCTTGCTTCTGCTAGATTTTTATAAAAATCATCTTGAGCATCTAAAAACTTTCTTGGATTGGCTCCCGCTTGACGAACCAAC